ACTAAGTACCTGCACTGTCAGTACTTGGCCTTTTATTGCGTATTCCTCGTCTAGGTTGACGGGAAGAAACGAGTATACCACGCCGAACGTTGATCGGTATTGGCGTGATGGAGGGTCTCTTGCTGACCCTTGGCAGCTTAGAGCTGGCCAAAACGTGCCTGTTGATCACGCTCTGTTTGATCGGGGTGTGGGTCTTACAGCGCGTCAGTTTATCGCTTGGGCGCTACGTATTGCACCTCGTAGTGCGCCTCTACACTACCGCTTCTGAAAGGGTGGTCTTGTGGATCGTGTCACTTATGTGGGGTCATCAAGTTGATGAAGTTGATGGTTTCGTTTTGGTCTGGCTTGCACGCGCTTTTGTTGCCCTTGTTGCCTTTGTTGGCATGGTTACTGGTCTCAAGTTTATTCTGGGGACTGTGATCTTTGCTTACCGTGTTTGGCAATTAATTCGAGGAGAAACCTCAATCGTGAAGGAATCTGGTGTCAGCACGTCGGAAACGACTAGCGACCAGGAACCGGAGGAGAAGGCTTGGCATGCTAAGTGGTTGCCTTTTGTTAAAGTTTCTGCCATCTACATTGGTTTGGTGGCGGTTTCTCTTTCATCTGTGCATACCGTTTGGCGTAACTTGCGTGGTCTCCTTCGTCTGTTTGAGGTAGCTATCCCTGAAGGTGTCTATAATCTTGTTGATTCTGTGTGGCCAAAGCTTGACTTTGGAGTGTGGGATTATACTAGGAGTTGGGCATCGGGAGACAAGGTTGAGTGCTTGTTTGGCAATGCATCGGACGTGTCCCTTCAGTGGGATGCTGCCGAGAAAGCATATGCCTTCTTTGCCAATAATCCGAATCAGTCAGATGTATCTTATTCCTTCGGGAATGAGTATGTCGCGTCCGGGAAGCCTTTTGTTGCTTCCGGGCGTCTGGGTCTTGGGCATGCACCCGGTTCTTGCCACGTTCGTTTTGTAAATGAAGTGGCTGAGTCTCGTGCAAACTACAAGGTTGTCAGTGGTGATTCGTCGGAAGCTCCGCGCTTCTATGAGTGCCTCACTTTTACTTTCACTCGTGATCGTACTGTGGAGTACAAAGTGGATCGCCTTGGGTGGTTGAACACCCGGGCTGTCTACATTGCTGTTAGCATTGTTATCATTGCTGCTGTCTTTTACTACTACTACTGTTTCTACAAGGGCAGTGTATCTCGGATGAAACTCGTCCCTGAGTCACGGTCTAAGGTGAACAAGAGCCAGTGGAAGAAGAAGCAGCATGAGGTTGCTTCCCCATCCGACTCTGGTACGGATGATGAAGGTTTCACGAAAGTTAAGCCTGATTGGATGCTCCCTGATGACCACAAAGGGTGGCATAAGGAGTGTCAGACGGAATGCAGCTGCCCCTCATACACAGCGGGTCAGGTCTTGACTGATGCTGATGCTTTGTATTTGGAGCTGACACTTGCTGACAACTGTTTTCGGAAGCATGATGGGAAGAAGAATCCCGTTAGTGGAAAACCTGCACTGAAAGGTGAGGCTCTCCACTCGGTAGTCACTTCTACTAAGGCCTTGGAGAAGGTCAAGAAGATCAAGAAGGAGGCTGCTGTTGCTTCATCCCCCACCATCCCGAGCACTGCAATGAAGTCATGCGTATGCGTTGAAGTCATCCTCAAGAGTGATGCTACTAAGACGCATAAGTTTACTGGCTTTGCTGCAACTGTTAAGGGTGCTGGGCAGCTTGAAGTCCCGCCTGTGCAGGCTATTATTTGTCCTGCAACTCATGGAATGATTGCTGCGGATGCTCAGTTGGAAGCATTCGTGCTTGTCCCTGAGGGTAACGGGTACCGCCGCGTGCCCGTTACCGTGTACAAGACTTGGACGTATAAGGTCGGGAAGGAACAGGAAACTGGAACTTCTTTCTTGTATACTGGCGGTGGCCTCAAGATGTTTAAGGCGCCGTTGACTAATGCCTTGATCCCGAACACAAGCAATCAGGGTTTGCTTTATAGCGCCCTGACTGGCAATGTTAGTGGTGGTTCCATTCGTCTGGAGGACAATGGATTTATCATTAGCCAGATTGCCACTCAGCCTGGAGATTCGGGAGCTTTTATTTGGAGCACTGTTCTGAATGAATCAAGGACGGCACTGACTGTGCCTGTTGGCATTCACATTGGAAACAATGGTGCCAATGTGGCTGTGCCGATTGCGGTCGCCTTGAAGGCGGTAAATTTTCAGTAACCTGGAGTCCGACAGACCACCCTATTGAGGAGATTAAGTGCTACTTTAGTACATGGGGGGAACCTCGTGTTGAAGGAGCCATTGCTTATGTGGGTGGTGCGGACTCGCTGTATGAAGCAAATTTGGCAGCAGATATTCCCTATAGTTTTGTTGAGAAGCTTGGTTATGATCCTAATGCATTTTTGCCCATGCAGTTTGAGAAAGAGTTTTACACTAAGGACGCTTCGAAATATCAGCGTTCTGATACTCCGTACCCTTTTGATGACTTTGAAGAGTTACAAGAGGATGTGTTTGACTATTTCTCAGAGGTTGTTGGAACGTGTTCACCCATAAGTCAGTGGGTGGATGTAGTCGGGGATTTTTCGCCTGACTCTGCGACGGGTAGGAAGTACCAGACCCATGGTGTGAATAAGGGAATTGTCATTGATGAGTTCCTTTCAGGCTATGGGGTGTCGGACATTGAGAACACTGCATTGTATGAGTGTTTCCAGTGGTACGACAGTGGTTGTTCCTCTTTTACGTATGCCACCATTTCTCCGAAAATGGAGCTGTTGCCTGCGATGAAGGTTGAGCGTGGCAAGGTCCGTTCTTTTCAGTGTATGGCCTTAGACCACTATGTTGGCTGTCTCATTCTTTTTAAGAATGTTCATGACATGCTAGCACGGTGGTTTGTGGAGAACCTGAAGTTTATGCGCCTGCTACCTTTTCCGATCTACCCAGTGATGGGTGCATCTGCTCAGCACAGGACCTATGACGGTATTCTTCATTCTGAATTCTCTGAGTCTCTGGACGTTGGAGGTTGGGATGGATCTCTTCCGTCTTGGGTTATGTGGATGGCCGGTTTGGTTCTCTGGAGGTGTTTGCACCCCAAGTTCCAGACTGCAGAAAATTACGTAAGGTGGTTCAATTTGTTCAATCACCTAATCTATACCTATTATGTCTTTGATGGTCACTTGTATAGGAAAAAGTGTGGGATGCCCTCTGGGGCTTATTTCACTCTTCTTATCAATACTATCTGTCATCTTATCATTCGAATTGTTTGTCTGCGCAGAGGAATTCACTTCAGTGTGTGTCTTTTGCTTGGAGATGATGTTTCGAGTGACAGCAAACAGCTTGAGGAGCTGGTTGCTGTGTATTCTGCCTTAGGCTTTGCGCCTGAGATCCAGGAGGGTTTCTCGTTTTTGCAATGTACGAAAGCATTGAAACAATCCATGTATGGTCCTTGCTGGGTGTTAGTTCCTTCTGTAGAGAAGGCTCTTTCATCGGCTTGTTGGAAGCAGAATCGTAAGCGACATAGTGGGCGTAGTGATGTGGGCTCATGTTATGAACGTGTATGCGGTTTGCGTACTCAGTTTTATCCCAATGATGCAGCTGTTGAAATCCTTGATAAAATCTTGGATTATTTGGCAGACTATGTTGTTGATGGGGTTCCTTTCCGCTCAACACGGGAATACCCGCATGTGGCCCCATGCAGGCTTGATTTGGATCAGTTGAATAGACTATGGTATGCTCCTGCTTTGTTGTGTTGAGAATTTTTAGTGTTGTGTTTCTTTTCTTTCATTGTTATGAAAACAAAGGGTTGAAAGTTCTGGCTTTAAAACCAGGCGACATTTTGGTGTCACCCACAAAAACACTTTTCACAGTAGCTGCTGTGATAGACGAGTTAATTTTAGTAGTTCTTGTCGGCCTAGCAAGCTGGTTGGTTGCATGCGTGATTAATTTTTCCTTTTTAAAACAAGAACGAATTGTTTTATACCATTTATGGGATTCATTGAAAAATATGTCTGCCCAAATTGCGGAACGGATTGTCCCTGGCCCGTCGGCAGGGAAGAGCGCGAAGAAGACCGCGCGCTCGCAGGCGAACAAGCAGCTGAAGGCCCGCGTACTTTCAGGCCTCGACAAGTCTCGAATGGCTGGGAAGGGTACTGGGGTCGCAGGAATCGACAACCGCTTGAGCCTAGCGATGCAGCGGATTCAGGACGGAGCCAAGATTGACATGCAGTACTTGTTGCAGCTTGTTGATCTTGGATCGTGCAACCCTGATGACTATGTGGGTGTCCCTGATCTTTGGACCGAGATCCCCACTGGTCTCATTTGCGTGAAGAACGCCGGTGTCTTGACTACCAGTGTGACTGGTACCTTGGCATGGATTGTCTATCCCTCGGCTCGATCCGAGGTACAGATGATGGCTGGAACGACCGACTACGGAATTGTTTCCGGAGTTGATCCCGTTGCTGAGCGCTCTATTGGTCAGTATGCTAGCATGCTGTCTGCCTATCAAGGCATTCGGCAGGTTGCCAAGCAGATCAAGCTGCGTTCCGTTGCAAACTTGACAACTATGTCGGGTATGTTTGCAAGTGCCCCGATACCTGGTCAGACGACGATCAGCACGCCTACTGTTGGTTTGCTGCAGTCTGTCCCCATGTGTACGACGGGCACGATGGCGCAGGTCTTTGCTGAGGGTGAGGTGATTTTTGATTACCTCCCCGCGGCTGCGACCCAGCGCACTCCATTGGTGTCAAGTGATGAGAGCTTCTCGCCTCTGGATTTCAATCGTGTGGACCGGAAGCCCGTTGGGCCCGTCTATCCATCGGTCATGTTTGCTGTCTCGGGTGTGACCCCTGCGGCAGTCACGCCGGTGTTTGAGATGGAGACGTTGAACTTGTTCGAGTTTACGACAATCAACGTCACCGTTCCCACGACGGCGATGCGTCCTTCATCGCCTGAGGCTGTCTCTTTGGGACGCCTTGCTTCGCATCCGCTCATGCGTGAGCATGTGAAGAAGAACAAGGGGAACAATACTCTTGCTGGTATTGCGAACCATGTTATGGACAATTGGGATACGTACAAGCACCTTGGTGCTGGTGCGTACAAGACGATCATGCATGCAAGTGGTCTGGGATCGAAGTTGCTGGGCAAAGCCGCAACAACTTTGGGTCCTCTTGCGCTTGCTTTGCTTTGATGGTTGAAAAACCCGAAAGCGTCTTGCAGCGGCTTTGGAAGGCAAATGAATTCCTTAGAGCTCGTGATCTTTACTGTCTCTGTGACGTCCCAGTGCGCGTTGGTTTGCCTGCTGTTGCTGGTATTCCTCCGCTTTGTGTCGTTTGTGGATGCAGTATTGGTGATGGTCCGAATTCAAAGGGAGTTGTATTCCTCAACCGCGTCCCCGGTGGAGCGTCAGACAGAGCTTATTTGAAGCGTCAGTCTGATCGATCTGCTGCTCTGGG